GTAGCACGCAAATATAGCGCGTTTTAATATCAATGCAATAAAAGACGAGCCGAGTCCCCAAAAACCCCTTATAAGTTATTATACAGCGTGATATAACATTGTCCAATAAATCGGACTGAAACACACGGTTCCGTATTTACTTTTGAAAATAAGCTATTGCAATTATACATTGAATATGATATATTATATATAGAAATTAAGAGACGCGAGTCTTTAAAGTGCCCGGAGGTATAAAATGAACACTTATGAATTTAATTCAATGCGCAAAGATAAAAAACCGGAATTGATTAAGGCGAGAATTACAGTATATAACTGCGGGAAATATGGTCGCCCGGATGAATTTATCGCGATTATTAAGCCGGAATATTTCAAAAATGGCAATATCAAGAAAACCGATTTCACAATAATTGAAGAATTGGAAACAATCAAGAAAGGATATAACTATGGAGGCAACGCAACAAGCTCCGCAGTTATAAGTGAAATTATTGAGATATTATAAATAATAAACCGCGCTACATTTTTGAATGTCGCGCGGTTATTTTTATGCCTTGATTAATTTACCTTTTTTAAGAAGCTTTAACATTTTTAAATTTTGGCTTGCAGTGCCTTTATAATTTGCGATGCCGTTTGCTTTTGCAATTTTTTTTCTCATTGATATTGTTACATCCTTAACACCGACACTTTTTAATGCATCAACAATTGAGATAGATAATCCTTTATATTTTGGATAATATGAGTGGCTTTTATTTGTGCTCATTTCATTTGTACAATATTCTATCCATGGACATTTACCCCATTTTGTCCATTTTCGCTCCGAGAGTTTTGTTTTCACAACTCCGTATGCGTGACCGCGCGCCTCGATAACATAGCCATTGCCGATATATACACCAATATGATTATCCATGAATACAAGGACTCCGGGCTCATTCGGCATAGTGTTAATTTTACCTTTAGTTTTGCATTTGTCATACATGCCGTTAGCGCTTACATCCTGAGAGCCTTTATATTTCGGCTTGCTTGTGGGAGATTCACTCCAGAGATAACCCTTGATGAGTCCTACACAATCGTGTACTTTCTTTCCGATTTGATTTTTAGGGCATGCCCATTCGTATTGATTTGGGTATTGTTTTTTCTTTGTTGCATAAAGTTGGCGCGAGCTTGTTTGACCAAAGCAGCCATACCAATACGGATTGCCGAGTTGAGCCTTGCAATATTCTACAAGCCCCTTATTTGTTTTACTCATAATTATATACCTCCTTGTTATGAGTTTGTTTTTGCATAGTTACCGAAATTGGAGTAACTATGCCATAGTGTTACACCCGAAGTGAATATATTTTTTAATTTATTCTCATAGTCAGCCGGAGCATCACAAGATAAATTAACATTAGCGCATTTTATATAATTCCATACTGAGCGAGTATTAAAATATGAGCGCGGATTTGCATGTTTATTTATTGCGTAACCATACATATCAAAAAAGTTGTCAATACTCTCACATTCGGAGAGTGTTGGGCTAATCTCATACCAGCTTAATTGTGCGCGTCCTCCGGTAACTCTGAGTAGGTCGCCATTGTTACCGATGTGTTGCTCTTGATTACCAATCATATCAACAGCGTTGACAAGTGAATTAACTCCACTATTAACCCCCTCAATAACACCAACCGGGTTTTTACTTGCGATTCCTCCGGCAAGTGCTCCGACTCCTCCGGCAACTGATGATATAGCGCCCATGGTATTAATAGCCTTATTTAAGCCGGTATTAGAATCATAGCCGACTCTACGCTCTGAGTTGTAGGGCACTTCACCATAAGAGTCTGTAATCTCATGATAATTGTTGATATGCCATTGATAGCCCGATGTTGCCATTGTTATACCGGCAATTCTGATTGTTGGGTTATCATCGAATAACTCAGGCTTAAAGGCTTTGCGCATGCCGGTTTTATTTGCGAGAACATATCCACGGCATACGCTCGTTAATAGCTTTTTGTTGCGCGGAGTGTAACCATTTGCAAGAGAATTTCGGTTTATTGACAAGTCGACATCTTTATAGCTACGGCGGTTATCCGCAAAGTTAGAGTTGCCACCGTCTGCGATATATGCCTCTTTGAGCCATTTCGGAATGGCATAAAGTCCGAGGAGTTCATCCCTATGGTCCTGAAAGTCAGCAAGTGAACCTATATCCGATATGGCAGCTAATCCCGTCATATTATTCCACCCCTCTGTTGTTGATATGCCACCGCTGAAAATGCCTTGTATAATTGATTTTAGGACTTCTTTGCCGTTCTGTGTGAAGTTATCAACTGTGTCATCCAACATTACATTGAAGTCCTCCAACACTTCATTGATGCCTTTACGTCCGTACATTGTTAACACTTTATCCATCTCAACCTGCGACTCAATAAAGCGCCCATATTCGCCATATGTGTTATTAGTGCCGATGCCTTTATAATCATATTTACCTGTTGCGCTGTTATAATAACTTGCCATGTGAAGTACCCATGCCGGCTCCCATTTAGCTGACTCGAGTATATCTGTTAATTTCTTTTCATATTCAAGCGGTGCAGTAATTGGCTCCGGCAAATAATTTGTATTTGCATTGTCTGCACTCTTTGAGATGATGGCGCGCTCGATGTAAGATTGATAAAAGTTTGTTGAATAAATAAGCATTTGAAATACATCAAGCTCAATATAGAGTCGTGTTGTGTCGGGCGCTATATATTCATAATTGGTGACAAAGCAACAATACTTTGTGCTTGAAATATCACTGTCATTGCTATAAAAAACATAGTTATAACTCTCGGCATTTTGTAGTCTGCCGGCAACGTCAATATATCTATTGGGATTATAGTATATAACATTATTTTTTAGTTTGGATAAATTATCTTGCATAAAATCATCGCGAGCACTTTGGGAAGTAAAAAGCATAGTATGTTTATAATCATTACTCCACTTAACATTGCCAGCGTAGAGCGTTCCGTTGGGTGTTCCCGATTTATAGGACATATATTGTCGCCTCCTACCATATCCGCATAAAAAGATTGTTAAACGACATGACAAAATCTGTAATTACATCAAGCTGGAGCTCGAGATATTTCTCAATTCGGTCAAACGCGTTGACTGTTCTCACTGTCTCTGAACTCTCTATGTGCTTTGATGTCCCGCTGCCGTCCGATGTATTACTTGATTTTGAGTTGTTACTCGTTTCCGATGCATTACCACCATCCATATAGTTAATACTATCGAACGAGCTTGAATTTACAATATCTTGAGGGAATTGAGACGATTTACTTTTGCCGCTCGTAGAGCCCGAGCCTGTTGTTGTTGCGTTTGCCTTGTCCGCGTGCTCCTCGTCAAGTTGTCTGTTAACGCTTGTTTTGTCTCCGAGTGTGAGGTCTGCATCTTTTAGCTCCTCAATAGCCTTATATTTATTGTAAAAAATAGGGGCTTTGATTTTAACATCGTTTTGCAAAGCAAGCAAAAATAAATCAATATCCAAACAAAAAATATTTTCTGTCAAATAATTGATAATAAATTTATTCTCGAATAGCTCTTTGAATTTCTCATCTCCGTCATAGTCAAAATTAAAGAAAATTTCACGACCGCGCTCAATTTTCTTTTGGGAGTTTGCGAACACGTCATCATTATGAGGCTCACCATGTGAGTTAATATTAATTATTGATTTAAGCGAGATACTATACTGCGACATTGCTATTACCTCCCTCCGCGTTATATAAATCGTTAGTGTTATAATCCTTAACATCGCACCAAGTGTTTAAATTAAATTTTTTCTTAATTTCGTTGCATGCCTCTTGCCGTGGTATGAGCATGGAATCAAAATTTAACTTAACGAGCGTGTTATTGGAGTTAACTTCATCGGTAGTGACTCCACTCTCTTTGTTGATATTTTGATTGTTGATGCCGATTGCCGTTAAAAGTTCCGCAATTTTTCTCTGCTGTAAATCTTGTAAACGATCGGCAATGAATGGAGCATTAATATTAAGTGATTGTACCGCGTTTTGGATGTTAAAGTCTGATTTAGCAAATATATATCGCTCTCCTGTTTCGATTTTATCGGCTATTTGCTCCATTGAGAGTTTTGCCTTATCATCCGGAGATTGCAGAATGATAGGCAATTTCTGTGACTCAACATTGAGATTCATTGCATCCACAATATTGGATATATCAATCGCGTACTTCAATACTGTTATATTAGTAGGATACCAGAGTTTATTATTCGGAATAATAACAAAATCGTCGCTCCCATACTCTCCGATAACCTTGTTATAATCGAATATATCAAGAGCTTGTATCTTCGTTGGATAACCAAATATATTACTCTGTCCGTCAACAGTTCTGAAGTCACAGACAATAAGTCCCTTGGTCTCATCGTTAACAACTGCGCAACGACCTTTATAATATAGCAATCGCTCGATAAAATCACCATTTAACTGCTTATTATTCAACGGCAATTCCCACTCAAAAAAGTTAAGGCATAAGTTGGTGTACTGCACATAATACGGAACGAAATTGCCGAGCGATGTTATAAGATCTTCCCAATGTAGAGATTGATTTTTACTTATTGTAAGGAATTGAGAGCAGAGTGCGATATTTCGCTCCTTTGGGGTTAATGATTTACTCATTATCGTTACCTCCTTTGTCGAGCTCGTTCTTTTTATCATCGAGCAATTTTGTTAAAAATTTGGGAATTGTAACATAATTGTTAACATTCTCAATAACCGAAATGAACTCAATAACAATAATGAATAAGCAAATTATTTTTGTGACAAAATCAATATTAAAAACAATTTGCAAGCACACACCAATAATGATAATCGCAAAATATCCCATTATTTTCGGTATAGTATTCCTAAGCTTTTCGCTCTGTATATTTTTTTGAAAAATTGCCTTTGTTATTCCAGTAATGAAATCAAGAATAACGGCAACTAAAACTATAATTAATATAGTTCGTTGCTCAATTAATAATTGATAAATAGTGTCAAGCATAGTCTTTATACCTCCAAAGACTCTGAGCTCCCACTCTCCTGAGCGAGAGCTCATTAAATTAATTCCCACTTACTACCTGATTAATATTCCGTACAATAACAGAGCCTCCGACGTAAGCGGGATTTGTTACGCCGTTTTCCGTACGGTATCTTACCCAGCCATCGGGGTCTGTTGCGTAACTCTCGTCAGTACGTGCATTTAATACGCCTCTGTAAGCAAAGATGGCATAACGCACGCCTACGGCGTTAGTAATAAGGCCCGTACTAAAAGCGCAATTTTGCACTGAGATAATACCGCCGAGAGATGCTATACAATTAGTATTAATAGTTGAGTCGTTAATATCGGCAGGAAGTCGATTATTAAATGTAACATTAACAATATATACAGATGTGTTACTCGCCGTGTATATATGGCCTATGGAGGGAGACGTGCCGATATTAATATTGGTGCGGTAATACGAGCCGTCAATCGTTATCGGCTTAGTTGTACGTATATCAATAGTTTCCGTGTTACGATACTGTCTCGGAGATATAACACCACGTCTGATATAGTCGTTAGTCTCGACTAAATCAAGCGCCATTTGTATTGAGTTAGTGTTCATATACTCAGATATGTTCGTTATGTGTCTCGGGTTATCGGTATCGTTAACTAATTCACCCGTTACCGTAAATATTGCACTCTCCATAACGTAGCCGTTGCTCCAGTTAATCATAGATGGGATTGTATAGTTGTTATTAGATAAATTCTGGCGGTAAAAATGAGTTACTGAATATGTGTTATATTTAGTACTTTTGCCCGCGAGATTATAAAAGCCCGCGACGTAAAGTACGCCATTAATGACAGTAAAACCCTCAACCTCGCCAATTTTGAAAGCTCCGTTATTAGCTTTTGCGGGCAATTGATATACCCAATCAACATATCCGAGTTTCTTGTTATATCGTTTAATTCTGTAACCCGATGCCCCCATATAGATATATTCGTCTGTAATACTCATACCGTCGCCCGTGTAGCCCTCGAGTCCGTTAATACGGTTATATACCTTAGTCGCCTCGGAGGTCTCCCAGTTGAATGTATAAATACTCATATTGGAGTCACAAAAGTATAATTTACCCTCAAAGCCGCAAGCAAAATCGGTAAAATTGCCCTCTACGCCCGTCGGCGTCCTTTTTTCTACGGCGTATTTTTGATAGTTCTCGCTCCATACGCCGCCGAGGCTCTCACCGTCAAAGCTGACTCTTGCTACGTCGGTAGTTACGCCGCCGCCCGAGCCCGCTATTGAGTTAGAGGTAATATATAAATATCCGTTAAGATAGCCCATACCGTTAGCGTGGCCTACGGCCGCAAACTCGCGGTCCGTAACATAGGAGAGTGAGCCGTCCTGATTGATCGTATAAACAAAAAGTCTTATCGCGTTATTATTCTCGGCGACCGTGTAGCCGTTCTGACATACATAGCAGCAAGCCCAAAACATATTCCCATTAATCTCAAAAACACAGTTACCTTGTAACGCGTTATAGAGCTCCTCCTGATAAGTAAGGCTCGCATCAGCGTCGGGGAGTGTGCTATAAGCGTAAGAGTGTGCTTTATGGAGCGAATAGCCCATATGCTGCAAGTCAAAATTGCCACTCTTGCCCGTCATTGACTGCGCTATAGCTTGTCCGATGATTTGGCCGAGCTCACCGCTTTCGTACATATCGTTAATAACTCTCTGTACCTCGTCCTTAATAGCATCGTCAAGGTCGGCTATAAGTTTATCAACCTTAGTCTTGAGTTCGTCAACGGTCGGGAGAACATTTTTATTAATATAATCAAGCTCCGTAAGCGCCTTATGTATAAGCTCAAGCGGGAGCGGGGAATCATTATAAAAGAAAGGATTGAAAGCCATGTATTTTCCTCCTTTGATATAAAAAATGGGATATGGGATAAACTCACATCCCATTTAAGATTATTTTGTTAGTTTAATTATGCCTTGCCGTCATAGATAACCTGAACGATTACTTCGCCAATCTTAATAACGGCTGCGCAAGTGTCGGTGTCAGCGACTGCGCCCGAAAGCTCGGAATTAAGTGTAAGTGTAACAACATTATGTAAGATCGTTGGTTTGAACGCCGTTTTCCAGTCTGCCGTAGTAATGGGGGCAAAGGTTGAGCCAGAGAGATTTGTAAATGAAAGGCAAGTAATGTCATCAGCAGTAACTGTTGCTGTCTCCGGTGATAAGGTGATAGTTGCGGTTTTTGCATTTGCGCTCATTTTAACAACCGACGGAGTTGCACCGTTCGGAGTAGTTCCCTCCGCTTTGGTGAATACAATGCAATTCGCAAAAGGTGAGAGCTGATAAGTTGCCCACCAATGCTTAAAATAGTTAGTTACGAGTGTTTCCGGGTTATAGAAAGTATCGTCAATATCGAGGTCGCTTGTGAAATGAAGCATACGGCGATCAAAAATAATTGCATCAATGTCCGTTGTAACATGCTTATCGAATACTGTCTCACCGGCAACCTCTTTATAAGCATCGTAACCGAAGTCGATAACTTTGATGATGCGCTTTTTGAGGTCAGCTCTGTCAATATTGAAGAGTGTCGCCAAAAAATTAACATCGGCTGAGTTAATCCAATTAGCTGTTGCCATGATATAGATATCATCGGTCTTTGTCCAACCCTTAAAGTCGCCATTAGCGCCGGCAAGCGAGCCATACTTGTTATAAAGTGAGCTCGGATATTGGAATCCGTCAATAGCGTTTTTGGCGGCCACTGTCCAAGCTGCGTAATTATTCTCGCCGGTGTGAACATCGGACACAACAAGCGCACCGGCGTTGTAGTTTGCAACAATTGACTCAAAAACATGATTAAACATTGAGATTTGTCTGCCAGACTCGAGGCTTGCGAGTTTCATTGAGACATAATCGTTGAAATTATCGTAAGATTGGAATGCTCCCATCATGTCCTCACGAGCAATAGAAACTTTAAAAAGCTCCTTAACATTACGGACATAATATGCAACCTTATCATCAAGCATTGCATACTCGAGAACTTTTTCAGGGTTGAGAGGATCATACTGCCTGGGAGTTACTGGGTTGTTAGTAACCTCGGCACTATACTCACCAAGTGGGCGGCCATTACTCTTGATGAGTTCAGCGAGTGGATTTTGCCAAACTCTCTTATCAACTTCAACCTCGAGCAGAGCACCCAAAAGAATAGAGAACTCTTTAAAAATAAGCGGGTTTGTTAAAATAGGGGTAGCAACATCACCAATCGGCGATTTATCTGTAAGAGCCGGGACAAAATCCTGATATTCTTTACTTGCTCTTACTCTGATTAAGTTAAAAATACTTTGTGCGGAATTTAAAGCCATAGTTTTTATACCTCCTTATATATTTTTTATGCTTTAAATATCAATGTTTGCGATGAGTTCGGACTCGGTTTCGGCTTGCGTTTTCTCGACAACCTCGTTGATTTTCTTTTCACTATTCTCCATTAAACGCTCGGCACGATCTCGATATATTCGTCCGTTCTCTTCCTTAAGTCTCGCAATTTCATACTCCTTATTCGTGAGACTCTCTCGCTGTTCCTCAATAATATCCTTAAGTCCTTGCATATCGTCGGCCACTGATTTACACAACTCGACAACATCGAGTATAATTCGGCGAGCCTCTTCAATAGAGGTGTCCTCTGTGATACCATTGAGCAGTTCAACAATCTTATCCAAAATAGTTTACCTCCCTTTTTTAAAAATTAATTAAATATATCTTGCAATCATTTTAAGTTAACAACTCCAAAGTTAAAATTATTGAGTGTCCAAAAAATTGTACTATATATTTTATCTCTATTATAAACGAAAAAGAGCCCACTGTCAAGTGGACTCCCTAATAGTAGATTAATATTTTTTATTCGTCATAATTAAAAATAAAAATCTGTCAATTCTTCATTAATCTCTTCAATGAGAGATTTATCGAAGCAATAAGCCTGGTTGAAATACTTTTCTGACTTCTTCGAATAGAAACTCGGATACGAAAGAAATGCATATCTCTCCCTTTTACTTTTATTAATCACAACAGCCGAGCAGTAAATAATAAACGCACCACCGATGACAAGCTTAACGCGATCCTGTTTATCTCCGTTGTCATAGAGTGCAAGCTCAACAGTTGCCCCGCTCGCTGTAATAAAATCAGCTGAGAAATCAGGAACTACCTCATAATCTTTGCCTTTACCTTTTCCCTTTGTGTTTGTTTTATTCTGTGCCATTACTTTTTCCTCCTTTATTTTTATTTATTCTTTATTAAAGAATAGCACAAATATACTAATATGCAAAAGCATATCAAGTAAACAATAATATATTACCGAGCTCCTCCATTAATAACATTATCTTAATGTTACTATAAGTAAGGGAGTTCGTTTTTCTTAATTCGTTTAAATTCTTAATGTCATAATAATTATTAAGTCTCATAATATCAGCCAAAGACATATTGACTATTTTTTCAAGGTCAATAATTATAGTATTATTTGTTTTGGAATCGGGAGTAAAAGTAATATCACCATAATACCAATTATTACCAAAATATTGTATTATTATTCTCTTGCTAACACCATAGAATGTGCAAAGCATATTTAATGCGGTTTTTAGCTCATATCTTCTAAGGAGAGTTTGCGCACTGTATTTTTTGAAAAAATCCTCTATTGTATATATATTAGAGCTTAGATTCTCAGCCGTTACATAACTCTTATCAGATATGTGAATAAAGTTACCGGCATTATATATATAATAGCTTTTAAATTCTGATTTAAGTTGAATATTATATTTAACGAGATTCTTACTATCGATATTATTAGCAATATGTAGATTTTTATTATAAAGCCAATGATTAACAGCGCCCTCAAAATCAAAATAATTAAAATAAAAACTATACTCGCGATCATTCAGAGTTACATTCTCCTCAATTTCCATATTGGCTGAAAGTCGCTCCAACAGATTAAACGCTATTGTAACCGGGTTGAGAATGTTATCCGATATATCATTGCCGAGCCATATGAGCTGGACTTTATTATCTCTTGCAATTGTGCTTGTAATGCTAAGTACATTATATATCTCCGCCATACAACGCGAACGGATATGCTTAATATTCTGAATGAGTGGAGTGTTGGGAATACATTCCTCCCATACAACATATTTAACTGATTCAAAACCTTTGTAATATGAACTTTTATACTTTTGAGCCAAAGAGATATATAACCCATAACAATATATAAATACCTTATCATTCGGAGTTTTAACTTTTAATGCAACAATGTTAGAATTAATTTTTTCACTATAGAAAGTATAATCACTAAATTTATTAACTATATATTGAGATAACCAGCTCTCATTAATGAGCTCATCCTTTTTATTACGCAAGAGGATAAACGGCGAACCATTCAAAGCATCAGAAAGCAAAGTCTCCTGAGTTGTTGAGCTCTTCCGACCTTTTCGGTCACTTATCCAGACATTAATATCATAACCTCGAGATAGTACCTCCTCTTGTTTTTTCGGTGTTAGATAACTCATTATATTCCTCCTTACATTCGAGCCATAGCTAAGAATTTATTTACTTGTTCCTCGAGCTCTGAGAGCTCCTCGCTGTCCTTATAGGCTGTAAGCATATTTTTTAATTTTGTGCTTGTATCCTGAACGAAATCGAAAAATGCACCGCCTTGTCCATCGTCTCCGCTTTCATAATGTGTTGCATTATCAAAGTGGCTATAAAAATCCTCTAAGACATTATAACCGGTTATATCCTTAATTTTAGCGGCGAGTTCCTCGAGCTCCTGAGGATTGAAGTTATACATTTGATTATTAAAAACGACATTCTCTAATAATGCATTTATTTTTGCCGTTCGGCGGATACTCGTTATCGTTATCCCTATAACTGTCCCTGCCTCTTTCTGCGCTTGTCTAACTGTCTCGCGTTCTGCCTGTTTTCTCTCCTCAATGAAATTAAGACGCTGAAATGCTCTCCGGAGTTTATAGTAATTAACTCGTTCACTGCTGAATTTATAGTCATCCGGGTTATTAATATAGTTCCGAATTTCCGCAACAGCATTATATATTTGCTCTTTCTCAATGCGCGCCTGCTTAATTTGCGCTTGCAGTATTTGATATTCTGCACCTGTGGGCATTGTCTCCTCGTATTTTCTCTCGGCACGATATAGTTTATTATATGCTTTTTTTTTGAAATCAGTGAGATATGCAAGTGCGAGTCTATCCTCACCACGCTCCAGAATGTTAATAACTCTCTGAGTAGCAATTTGAGCGTTTGTTAAGTTTACTTTAATCATTTTAAAACATCCTCTAAATATTTATATTAATAAATTCAACATTTACAGCGCGTAGAACTCTGAGACCATCTCGCCAATTTGTTATATATTTATATTTAACTTTGCCGTCAGAGTCTCGATATATATAGGTAGGAATATAGTCAACAATAGTATTTTGCAAGCCTGTAAAATATTGAATATACTCGTTAACTGTGTTCTTATCGTAGTCCATGAGGACATAATCAGAATTTGCAAGCTCTACCATATTAGTCCCGGTTATAACTCCACTCTGTCCGTTCTCATCAGTAACTGTTATGGTATATTCCTCGTTGTGATAGAGTGTTATCAATTTATTCGTTATACTGTGCGATAAAATAGTGCAAGGGCTAAAAGCCACTTTGACAAATATATCAATATCATAATTAAGCGCTTGAAAAAGTTCAGTAAATGCCTTGCTTGTAGCTCGCTTATTTACTCCGGCAATAGTGCATTTTATTTTCTCTCCGTCTGAGGTAATATATTTTTTGCACCCCAAGGTTGCAAAATATGCATAAAGCTCCTCATAATCAAAATATCCGATATTATAATCATCTGAATTATGAACAATTACTTCAATAAAATGATTATATTCCTCGTTAACTCTTACAGCGTTATGAATATCTCCATATACTTTCCACGAGTCGGTATCGCTATAGATGAGTCGCGCATCTGTGCGATCTATAAGATAAAGAGCATAACAAAATAAATTAAGTCTTGAATAAGCTGTTATATATAATCCGTTGGTGAAGTCGCGATATAACACTTTTGCGGTTACTCCGTCATCATGGTCATTGATATAATAATCATTTATCCGATCATATGTTATTTGCGGATTTAGTAACTTCTGGACATTAATGCCATATTGAGCATTAAGTTTATTTTTAGTGCGGGCGTAATTGTCAGAGAGTAATTTATCTCGTTCCTCCTGAGGCAACGATAATATATGCTCAATCTGAGACTCTGAGTATATATATTCACCTTTTTTCTCGCAATAGAAATCTTTATTATTAAGATGCACACCACGCGCGAGCACATGCTTAAGTGTGCTTTTTTCGTGGAGATATTCTCGCGTTGAGTTAGTTACATACGGCATCAATGGTCTATATGTATGCGAATAATAAATCTCATCACACTCAACAACCTCAAAATTATAAAACTGTCTTAAAATAAAATAATCAATCTCAGTTACATTTAATCGTGCAACTTTAGCTTTATATATGCGCCCATTATCGAGACTAACTCCAGCTATAAAATCACATTTGCTTGCACTGATTGGTAATATAAGATTATTTTTTCTTATTATAGGGGTTATATTCTTAAGTGTCAAGTGTGCCATAAAAGCAAACTCAAAAGGTCTTGAATAATGTCTAAGTACCTCCATATAGTCAGTTGAGTTATTTAAGCTCACCAAGTGCTTAAAGAATTGCAAGCCATATGATCCGTTATATTTTTTGAAAAATCGCGGATATTCACGATGTAGAATTGTATCAATATAACTTGACACAATATCAAAACTCGCTACATTATGCAGCACTCTATTAACATATAGAGCGTTAGCATGAGTATAACCACCTGAAAATGTGCGCTCCAAAAAATCAATATATGATTTGCTAAATTTCTTTTGATATGCACAAAAGCCGGCATAATCCTTGCGATCGGATGATGAATTAATATTCTGATTGTTTTTTCTCGTAAAACCTGTGCTTGTTAACGGAATGTCCTTAACAGAATTAATATAACTCCACTTAGAGCACTCCTTAAGTACACCGAGCAATGTCAATCTAACATCGCGCTCATTATATTCATATTCTACCTTTGGCAATTCCGAAAAACTATAATATTGAGTCCTGTAATCTATTTCAAGTTTAGGATAGCCGAGATTATCTCCTATACTTTTAAGCGGAGCGTTAAGGAGTCTAAACGAGCAACGAAACTCTATATATTTGAGTCGAATAAATAGCGGTATTCTGGGCTTGATGAATAGTGCATCTTTATTATCAAAATTCTCAATAACAAAAGGCACATTCTTAATCAAGTAATCAAATTCATATGCTAAGTTGTGACAATATATGATATATCGCTTTTTTTCTTTTTCGCCTTTATCGTTGAGAGTCCTGAGATATGAGTCTATCTCGGTAGCGCTCCGACAAAAGTAAGCCGGAGACATTGATTGTAATATATCCTCGTTAGACTCGTGATTGATATTAAAATCAACTGATACAAAGTTCGATAGATATAGACTTGTTATCTCATTCGTTGTAGTTGTCTCAATATCGAACGCATAAATAATATCGGAATATTTAATTTTTTCTTTTTTCATATCTTAAACCCAACAAAGTAGCTTTAAATATAATGTTGAAATACTTATTAGCAATCTGATATGCAATCCGTAGATGTATTGATATGTTACTCTGACTTATATTTAGTTCTTTTGCAACCTGATCTTGTGTCTTATTATAGCCGTATATAAGCGTAATTACTTCGCGTTGCCTTGGACTCATATTCTTTAAGATTAACGGAAGCAAAATATAAAAGCATTTGCAAATTGCATCTTTTTCTTGCTCGTTGGGCTCATTACCAACGATATAGCCGTTGATTTTATATTCTTGATATAAGGCATCAAATAGATTGTTATTAATATCATTATTAATCATTATAGTTACCTCCGATAATGTCATAATATAACATTGTCAATTGCTTGTTTTGCTCCCTCAGACGAGAGCGACCTTGTGCTCGCTCAAACTGTCGGAGTTTTTTAAGTCTCCTAAGCTCGCGCGAACGAGCTCGACTTTTTTCAATTTTCGCAAGCAATAAAGTTATATTTATTGTTACCGACAACATGCAACAAATTGTTACTCCGATGTAACATTTTTCAGCAAGTGACATATTTATAACACCCCCAAAATTTCACTTATAACTGCGGAGCTTGTTGCGTTGCCTCCATAGTTATATCCTTTCTTGATTGTTTCCAATTCTTCAATTATTGTGAAATCGGTTTTCTTGATATTGCCATTTTTGAAATATTCCGGCTTAATAATCGCGATAAATTCATCCGGGCGACCATATTTCCCGCAGTTATATACTGTAATTCTCGCCTTAATCAATTCCGGTTTTTTATCTTTGCGCATTGAATTAAATTCATAAGTGTTCATTTTATACCTCCGGGCACTTTAAAGACTCGCGTCTCTTAATTTCTATATATAATATATCATATTCAATGTATAATTGCAATAGCTTATTTTCAAAAGTAAATACGGAACCGTGTGTTTCAGTCCGATTTATTGGACAATGTTATATCACGCTGTATAATAACTTATAAGGGGTTTTTGGGGACTCGGCTCGTCTTTTATTGCATTGATATTAAAACGCGCTATATTTGCGTGCTAC